CACCCCGAAGGAGCGCGACCAGCTATTGACCCCATCGGAGAAGGTCAAGGCCCACCACCTCAAGACCCAGATCGAAGAGCAGGTACGCTCCAACCTCGGCAAGACTTCCGGGCTCGCCCTGGATAATCTGATCAAGCTCGCCTTCCATGCAGATTCAGAACATGTGAGAGCACGCTGCACGATTGATCTATTGGACAGAGCGGGTTTCAAACCAATCGAGAAAGTACAGCACATCAAAGCACCAAGGACACCAGAGGAAGTAGAAGCAGAGCTCGCAGCAATTGTCGGGAAGGATCAGGCAGAAGTCCTGCTTGGTAAACGGAAGTTAGTGAATTAGCGATGACTTGGGTAGACAACAAAGAGTTTAAATTCAACAGAGATAATCAAGAAGGAGGTGATATGCCTAGCTGGAAGAGACCATCAGGGAAAAAGATCAAGCTCACGAATCCGGAGCTCAAGAAGACAGTCGAAGTCGTCGAGAACTCAGATGAGCATCGGATGCTCACCGGGCATGGTTACCTCGTCAAGAAAGCGGGCCGCCCGAAGAAGGAGGATTGAATGGCTGACGGGTGGCCGGTTCTGCGATATGATGACTACGAGTATGAGTTAGCTCATGCTGATGATCACAGTGACCCTCTTGTGTGTGTGTTGAGTGAAAGTATCGATATGCAGATGATTATTGAACAAGGGTTGAATCAGGAAGAAGAAATTTACAAGCATCGATTGGATACCAAAGAGCTTCAGGATAGTCTCGAGATGGTGGGCTTGCACCCGATCATGGTTGATGAAAATACAGATTTCAATTCACCGGAGTTCCGAAAACTAGGAAGATTGAATGCCGGGAACTGATTCTCAGATATGATTACCCTCTTGTGTGTGTGTGAATGGAAGCCTTATTAGAAAATGATCAAGTCCGTGACCAGGTCGTCGATCTGCTAACAGAGCATGTCGAGATCCTGGAGACGAATCAGTTACAGGCGTATTCGCCTTATGACTATCAGCGTAAATTCCATGCCGGGAAAGATGAGGAGGGAAACACTGCGAGACAGCGGATGCTCATGGCAGGCAACAAGACGGGCAAGACCTATTGTGGAGCGATGGAACTGAGTTATCATCTCACCGGCCTTTATCCTGAGTGGTGGGAGGGTTTGAAGTTCGAGAAACCGATCAAGGCATGGGCAGCAGGAAACACATCGAACAACACGCGAGACATCGTGCAGAGTGAACTGATCGGAGAACCAGGAGACCCGGAGGAGTTCGGAAAAGGATCAATCCCGAAGCATCTGATTGTTTCAACAGAGAGACAGCCTGGAGTCCCGAATGCAGTCGCCCAGGTCGTTGTCAAGCACATCTCCGGAAGGAACTCGAAGCTACAGTTGAAGTCTTATGAACAAGGGAAGACAGCCTGGATGGGAACAGCGATTCAATGCTGTTGGTTAGACGAGGAGCCTCCACAGGACATCTACTCTCAGGCTCTCAGAGCATCTTTGAAAACAGGAGGATTGGTTTATATGACCTTCACTCCAGAGAGTGGACTGACTGATGTCTGTGCAAGTTTCATGAATCAGTTGAAACCAAACCAAGCTCTCTATCGGGCGACCTGGGATGATGCACCACACTTGTCGAAGGAGATCAAGGATGAGATTCTGGCAGCACTTCCTCCGCATGAAAGAGAAATGCGCTCAAAAGGTATCCCTGTCCTGGGATCTGGTCTGGTATTCCCGGTTCCAGAAGATCAGATCTCGGTTCCTCCGTTTTCCATCCCTCAACACTGGGGAAGGATCTGTGCAATCGATTTCGGCTACGATCATCCGACTGCTGTTGTCTGGCTCGCGCATGATCGCGATTCTGATGCGGTTTTTCTTTACGACTGTTACCGGGTTGCTGGCAACACTCCGGTCATTCATGCACAGGCGATCAAGGATCGTGGCTCCTGGATCCCGTGTGCGTGGCCTCATGACGGGCATGTTCACGACAAAGGTTCAGGAACACCATTGGCAGCCCAATACAGGAGACTTGGTGTCGAGATGCTCGGAGAGCATTTCCAGAATCCGGATGGTGGCATCAACGTGGAGCCAGGCATTATGGAGTTATTGCAAAGGATGGAGTCAGGCCGATTCAAAGTCTTCGGACACCTCAATGACTGGTTCGAAGAGATGAGGATCTACCATCGCCAGGACGGCAAGATCATCAAGAAGCATGACGACCTCATGGCAGCAACCCGTTATGGAGTGCAGTCTCTCAGATATTCGAGGACACTCTCATTCGAACCACGACCTCGCTATGCAGAAGGATCCTTGAACTGGAAACCCTTCGCAGCAGAACTTGAGATGGAAGGATTACCAGCATGAGCGTACTCACAAGAATCAACCGAATGAAATCAAAATATGCAACGAATATCGGATTGATCCAATCCGCGCAGGATGTTTACAAGGATTTAGGTATAAAGCGGAAAACAGCATACGGGAATCTTGTAAAGGGGCAAGCACGTCATAAGGGAGTAATCAAAACCTATGAAGGATTCCAGACAGAATACAAGGATCTTCAAACAGTATACGGAGAGAAGGAAAAAACCTTCCGGAAGACCTATGAATCAGAATTAGGAAAAGATGCTCCTTTGGAAACAGAAGAAGATCAATTAGCTTTTCAGGAGTCCTTTTACAACAAACAGTTTGGAGTATTCAAAGAAACCTCCGGAGCCAGGGATTATTTTAACTGGAGGAATATGATGGCCCGAGGAAGTCCTGCATTGGCATTAAGAGCTGCTTATGATCGAGCAGCCCAGGGTCGTGCAGATTGGAAGCAACTGGTAACAGACCCAATGGCGCAATATCAATTAGACATTGACGAGCTTGGTTCCTACACACCAAAATTCGAAGAAGCATCAGCAAAAGTCAAAGGAGGCTACAAAGCTGTTGAAGCTTCCTATGAGCAGGTTGAATCCCTGGCCGGTCGAGTCTCCAGTTATGACGAAAGGATCGCGACATCAATGGAAAGAATTAAATCCTATGGTGCATCACAGCAACAGATCATGGGAAGTATTGAACAGGCAGAAGGCTGGTTAGGATACGACCAGGAAGCAAGAAAACGCGGAACACGAAGATCCGCACAACGTAGAACGATGCTGACATCGCGTTCAGCATACGCATAAGGAGATATTATGACGGATTTCAAAAGTTTAGTTAATTGGGCATCAAAGCAATCAGGTTTTAACAAAGCATGGGGAGGTGGAAATTGGAAAGATCGCTGGGGTGCGCGTGATGGCATTAAAATAACTCTGCCCACTCCTAACATTCCACCTCCAGGTGAACATTCCCTTTTACCCAAGCTTTCAGAAAAATTAGATGAAGGGTTGACAGCATTAAGTTCACCAGGATCCGGCATTCATCGTTTGGGAACGAATTTGGAAGCATCCTGGAAAGCTGTTTACAGTGCTCTGGAATACCCTGAAAAAGCCTTTAAAGAAGCTAAAGGGTGGAGGGCTTACGGTAGAGGCAGCAGTAGTGGAAGCTCTGGTAGTCCGACCGATGATGGCGATGGCAATGGCGATGATTCCACCAAACCAAATGAGTATACGTATAACATCAACATCGGAGGGTTGGATCTCACTGAAATGGAATCAGAACAGGAACGTGCTGATAGAATGCGAAGGATGCTTGCCGGTCGTTATGGTCGTGGAGAAACGAACCTCACCGGAGGAACCGGCTTTGGAACCGGATCTCAACGGACCCTTGGAGGATACAGCTGATGGCAATGGCAGAGTCCTTTTCATTCCAGGAACGGCAACCCACTCCTGAAGAACGGGAGCTCGCACAGCAGATCTCTCAGGAGTTCTCCGAGGTGGAGACCGAACGCCACAACTGGGAGAACTATTGGCAGGAGATTGCCGAATACATGATCCCGAGGCGAGCAGACTTCAACGCGAAGCATTCTCCTGGTGAGAAACGACGCTCGAAGATCTATGAAGGAACTGCAGTGCGAGCCCTCACAAGGTTCGCGAGTGGTCTTCACAACACACTCACAAGCTCTGCCTTATCCTGGTTCCAGTTGAAGGCTCCACGACCTTTGATGCAGGATCGTGATGTCCAGTTATGGATCGAGGAAGCCCAGAGATTATGCCTGGAAGTCTTCAACCGTCCCCAAGGAAACTTCCATCCTGCTGCTCATGAATTCTATTTAGACCTTGGTGCATTTGGAACTTCCGTGATGCAGATCTATGATGAACCTGGAGTCGGCCCGATGTTCCGGACCTTTCATCTCGGAGAATGCTTCCTTCAGATGAACTACCTTGGTCGAGTCGATACGGTCTATCGTAAATTCTCTCATACTGCAAAAGCTCTAGTCGAAGAGTTCGGTCTTGAGAATCTTCCTGAAGGAGTTGCGAGATCCTACCTTGAAGGCAACCCTTACAAGAAGTTCGAATGCCTGCATGTCGTCAAGCCTAGAAAAAACAGGGACATCGGAGAAGCAGGACCGCAGAACATGCCATATGAGAGCATCTACATGCTTCTGGATTCAAAGTTCATCACATCAGTCTCAGGCTTCGAACAGTTCCCATTCTGCATCTCAAGATGGGAGAGACAATCCCAGGAGGTCTATGGGCGTGGACCGGGAATCGAGGCCATTGCAGACTGCAAGATGCTCAATAAAATGGAGGAACTCGGACTTAAAAGCCTTGCCAAGATGGTTGATCCACCACTACTCGTACCTGATGATGGGTTTCTCTCTCCAATAAGAACCCAGCCTGGTGGACTGAATTACTTCCGGGCAGGATTATCCCAGAACGATCGGATCCAACCACTAGAGACCCGTGGACGACCCGATCTCAATGAAGCAAAGATGGGTCAGGTCCGTGATGCAATCAACCGCTCCTTCTATCTCGATTTACTCGAGCTCCCTGGGCCGACCGCAGCAGATGGAGATGTGCTTCGTTTCTCTGCAACTGAAATCATGCAAAGGCAGCGTGACCGTCTTTCGATCCTCGGCCCGATCGTATCTCGCCAGGAAGTTGAATTCCTTGGTCCATTAGTGGAGCGAACACTTTTCATCATGGTTAAAAACCAGATGCTTCCTCCTCCTCCTGAGATTCTGATCGATGCTGATTTCCAGGTCGAGTATTCGAATCCTGTTGGAATCTCGCAGAGAGCTGGTGAGATGACATCGATCTCGAGTTTGATGCAGTTCTTAACACCAATTGCTCAGATCGATCCATCGGTGATGCGTAGATTGGATCCTGGACAGATTGCAACCCTGGCAGCAGAGATCCTGCGTGTTCCACCGTCGGTCTTTAAATCAGAAGAAGAATTTGCAGAAGAGATGGAGGCAGAAGCCCAGCAAATGGCAATGCAATCTCAGATGCAGGAACAGATGGCAGTAGCAGAAGCAGATAACCTGGTTTCCATGTCAGACCGCAACCGATCTCAAGCATCCCTGAACATTGCTAAAGCGTCGGAAGCAGCTTAAATCAGACTATGAAACCACGTTCGGCACAGATGCCGGGAAGCGTGTATTGGCTGACCTGTGTGGTCGGCATTTTGTGTTCTCCAGTACATTAGTTCCTGGAGATCCTTATCACACACACACCAATGAGGGACGTAGGTCTGTAGTAACAGACATCATGAACTACTTGAGTGTGTCAATCGGTGAACTTGAACAACTAGAGAGACAATCGCATGACAGAGAACGCGACCTCGACTCCGAGTATTGATCCAATGGAGGCTCCTCCAGCTATGCCAGGCTCAATCCTGGGTGGTGAAGGTACTCCAATCCCTGGATCTGAAGAAAGTTCTAGATCTTTTAATCCAGACACACTACCAGTCGAACTAAGAAACGAACCTTCTTTGAGGAACTTCAAGAACGTAAACGACCTCGCAAAGTCTTATGCGAACCTCGTTCACAAGCTTGGAGCTCCAAGTGAAGAACTCGTCCGGGTTCCGAAGGATGGTGACAAGAACGAGGCTTACGACAAACTTGGTCGTCCTGACTCTCCAGAGGCTTACCAATTCGTCGGGGAAACCCCGGATCACTTCAGAAGTTTCGCTCATGATACCGGCCTCTCTCAAGAACAAGCCGGTAAGTTTCATGATTACATGACAGACCTGGCCCGAACGGATAACGAGAACGCCCGTAAGGCTTACGAACAAGAACAGCTGGATTACCAGCAAGGGCTCTCCAAGGAATGGGGAGATGAGTATGGTAAGAACTCAGAGCTTGCCAGACGGGCATTCCTGCAATTTTCAGATCAGGATACCCTCAAGTTCATGGAGGAATCAGGTCTCGGGAATCATCCCGGGTTAACCAAGATGTTCTCCAGAATCGGTAAAGCTATGAGTGAAGATGGAAGGCTGATGTCTGGTGATGATGGTCGCATCGGTGGCATGTCATCAACAACAGCAGAAGCCAGGATCAAGGAATTGAAATCCGATAAGGATTTTCAACTCGCATACAACAGTGCAACGCATCCGAAACATGCAGATGCAGTCAAAGAAATAACGAGTTTATACCATTACCTAGGTTAACTAGGTAGACCCCCTGCTCTAGGTTTTTTGGCCTCGGATAATTCGATCGAGAACCCAAACGCTTAAAGAGCCCACGATACGGAGCCTCCTCGAGATAACTCCAGTGATTTGGCAGGACAACCAAAAATCATTGGAGTTTTATGTCTGTAAATATAACGACTGCTTTCACGAAGCAGTATTCAGATAACATCATCTCCTTGGTACAACAACGTGGATCGCGTTTAAGAAATGCGGTCAATGTTGAAACCGGGAAGCGTGGTGAAGAAGTTTACATGGAGCGAATCGGCTCCGTTACCGCTCAGAAGGTAACATCCCGTCACGCGGATTCTCCGCAGATCGATACACCGCATTCCAGGCGTAGAGTGACTCCGGTCTCCTACGATTGGGGTGACATGATCGATGATGTCGACCGCGTTCGTATGCTCGTCGATCCCACATCCGTTTACGCCCAGAACGCAGCTTCTGCAATGGGAAGAGCGATTGATAATGAGATCCTCGATGCCATGAGTGGAACTGCTGCAACCGGAGTAGCCGGTGCAGGATCCGCATCATTGTCGAACACTGTTGCTATCGATGCGACTAGCTATGGTAATGCTTCTGGTCATCATGGTCTGACTGTATCGAAGCTCGTCGAAGCTCGTCAGAAGATCAATGCCGGTGAAGGGGATGATCGGGATCTGGAAGGAAATCCGAACATTTTTGTTGCGGTCAATTCCTTACAACTCGCTCACTTGCTTTCCGATATCTCATTCGGTCACAAGCATGGAGGAACGATCACCATTTCCAGTGGTGGTGCAGGATCCCAGATGGGTGCTGATATGAGCCAGGTCCGATCCCTTGCAATGGGTGAGATCACGGATTTCATGGGAATGAGATTCATCCGGACGGAGCTTCTGAACGTCGATGGCAGTGACGATCAACTCGTCATGATGTGGCATCGCGACGGAATGGGCCTCTGTATCTGGGATGACATCCGAGCGAGGATCACGGAACGTGCTGACAAGAGATTCAGTACTTATGTTTATTTCTCGATGACCGTCGGATCCGTCCGATTGCAGGAAGAGAAAGTCTGTTCGATCGCTTGCGATCCGAACTAATCATTAGCGACCACTTCATGAGATGTGGTCGTCTTTTTTACGCCAGCTGAAAGGAGTAAGTTATGGCAGTAGTAACCTTAGTCGGAACCAAGACCACTGACCTGGTGGCAACGAAGCAAACCTTCGTCGACTCCCGTTATCATTACGGAAGAGTCCGATCAACATTTGATGTTGTTGAAACCAACGATGATGATACGATCAGTTCGACCTATCATCTTGCACGGCTTCCTTCGAATGCCGTGATCCTTCCTTCGTCAACGATTTATTTCGATAACGTAGGAGCTTCAGGAGCAACAGCAGACATCGGAGTCTATGCAGTCGATGGGAATCTTGCGAATGCCGATGATGTTGATGCAATCAATGATGGCATCGCAATCGCAACCGCAGGATCCGCATCCGTCATCAAGGACTTTGCAACTTCAGCAACAGCCCTTTGGGACTATGTCGCTTCTGAGTCAAGTGATCCAGGAGGATTGCTGGATATCAAAGTTGCTCTATTGGATGCAGTAACGGATGCAGCAGGATCCATTGCATTGGAACTCTATTACGTTGTCGATTAATGACGAGCGTAGTTGAGATCTGCAACATAGGCTTGACGAACCTGGGCGACCAGAAGATATCAAGCCTAACTGATAACAACGAACGAGCACGGCTTTGCAATCTTCGTTATGAAGACACTCGTGATGCCGTGCTTCGCTCCTATCCCTGGACATGTGCAGTCGCCAGGACGAAGCTCGCTCAGTCCACTGATACACCCTCCTGGGGTTTCTCTTACAAATATGCCCTTCCTTCCGATTGTCTCCGGGTCTTAGATCTTTATGATTGGGATGATGAGCATTATGTCGAAAACGGGTTCATCGTCACCGATTCCGAACAAGCCTGGATCAAATACATCAAAAGGGTTGAGGATCCGAATGAGTTTGATGCAC